TCAGGCATATTCGTCTGAATGAAGTCTCTTAGAGTCCTTACTGCGACTAGCAAATCCGGCGTCATCTCATGGCCTTTTCGATCTCTGTCCGAATATCCGAAATGATCTTGTCCAGGGAGTCAGTCAAAATGTGCTTTGGCTTCATTCCTTCCCTGGCTATCTTGTTCCTAGTATAAGTTGCAAGGCCCCAACAATCATCATCAATTTCAGATTTCTTAAGCACCCTGCGCGCCCACTCTAAAAGCGGTTGCATTGGAGGCGTAAACGGTCGGGCACCAAACTCGATGATTCCGGCGTGTGGGGCATAATTCCCCAGGATCGCCCGCTTTTCCTCGATAACCAAGTCCCAGGATTGGGCGTAAAGGCCAGTATCAACTGGACTCGCCTCGACCAGCGTTCTTAGGTTCATCGCCAGGGCATTAATAACCGCTGCCTGGTAAGCCTCCATATTTTGCTCGGCATATTTGCCAAGCTCTCCGGCAAACTTATCTAGGCTTACGACCTTCATGTAAGTCTTTTCTTGACCTCAATCTGGCCTGGAAACTGAATGATCTTTCTCTCTGTCCCATCGTCAAGGATAAGCTCAAAATCAATCTTTGCGGCTTTAAGTGCTGCCGTATCTGTGTCAGTAAGAATAATCTGGATTTTTCCGTTTTGAGGAGCTGCACCAGGAATAACAATCTCTGCAAGAGAGAGCTTTTTCTCCATTACAGTGTTATCTGCCCGCTTAAATGATGCTGTTATTTCATCAAAAGGCGAAAGATTAATCGCGTCTTGGTTTTCATCCTCAAGCCTTACTGTGATAAGGCGATCCTCGCCTTGGACGATTGTAAGCATTTCTAGCACTCCTCTTTTAGGACTCCATTAATTATTTTATCATCCCTTAATTCTGCCAAAATTGCGCCATTAAATATTTTTGCAGAAATATCGGTTTTTTCGCTAACAAAACCAGAAACAAGCGGCTCTGATAGTCTGGATAAAATTGGCGCATCCTTAATTATTTTGGCCGCTAATTGACCTGATTCTATTTTTGCAATTACTTCAGCGGGCATTGACTGAGTAGAGTCTTCGCGCTCGTTTACCAGTGTAACCTTTGAAATCTGCCTGTTGCCCGTGCTTAATTCTTTAATAATTACCGTGTATTCACCCTCTGGCATGAGTTGAGTTGCCACCATGTCAAAGTAGTATGTTCCGGCAAAATCAGCATCACCAGTTTCAACCAATGTGTAAATGCCAAGTGTCGCGTCGTCAGGACGCTTAACCTTAGCCATAATATTAGTGAGCCCCGATACATAGTTTTTAGATGAATAAAAAAACCTGTATGGGGCCCCTAATTTTCCGTTCAATTATACCGCCTGACCGCCGCTGAACACGCGATCAGAGATTCCCTTGAGGCTGTCTGTGGCATTGCTAAATCCTGCACCCTTAACGTCCGAGTCAAGAGTTGTTTGAACCGCCGTGACAGATGCCTGAGAGGCTTTAGAGTCAAGAGTAGTCTTGAGTGCTGACAATCCAAAGGTGGCATTTTTAAGAAGGCCCTCAATCTCGTCAGTATCAAGGTTGATAGTGTCGAGAATGTCCTTAAGAGCCGCCAATCCAAACGTGGCAGACTGAACCGCAGTTTCAATATTAACCACTCGCGGTTGCATATCTGCTGTGTCTGCAAGAATGGTTTGCGCTGTAGTCTCAAGAGCAAAGCCCGATGCCTGGGAGTCAGATACAACCTGTGTGGTTCTTACGGCAGATACTGCAACCGAGTTTTCAGAATAAGCAAAGTTAAAATTCAATTGCTCTGCGTCTGCTCCAGCCGGGATCAATAAATCAACATGGTAAACGCCAAGGCCAGTTCTTGTGGCATTTACTGGCCCCGCAACAAATCCAACGATAAAGCTTGTTCTGTCGTTTCCAGCTTCGTCGGTAATGCTTACTGCAATGACGTTTGTATCTGGGTCTTCAAGCGCGCCCGATCCATTGTAAACACGAATTGGAATCCGGTATGCAGTTGAGCCCGATGATGGCTTAATCAAGCTAGAAGGAACAGCAGCTACAAATCGAGTGGCGTTTTGAATGTTTGAAACGCTGGACTGAACCGCATCGACAAGAGCCTTAAGGGCAGACAAGCCGTAAGTTCCTGACTGAACCTCAGAAAGAATGGTGTCAACATTAACGTCAAGAACATCAATCTTTGACTCGACGGCAAGCTGGCCAGCCCGAAGATCATCTTCATCGTTTTCAAGAATCCAGCGAGCCGCAACGGCAGGAGCCGACTTGGTGGCTGAGTTAATGAAAAAGTCATAGTATCCAGCACCGCCGTATCCGGTGATTGTCGCCGGAGAAAGAACAAGCTCATATCGGCCGCCCGCCACCTCGGCAAGCGCGACTCCAGTGGCGACAGAAATTCCATTACGACGAATACTTGCAGTAATGTCTGTAAGTCCCGCCTCAAAGTTTTTAGCTGTATAAATAATCCGCTGTGTTTTCAAAGCCATTAGAACCTCATTTTATTTTTTAAATTGCTCTTCCATCAGATAAGTCTATCGTATCAGTAAGGAGCTTAACATTATCGACCACACGAATTAAGTATGAAGTTAATATCGTTCCGCTTGTGTCTGTTCCTGAATATATTACCGCCAAAAGGGTTTTTGGAGTAGTGAAATTAGGGCTCCATACGAAGCGATAAAAACCAAACGACTGGGCTTGTGATAATGGTTGAGCTGATAGCTCTAATAATCCTGTTTCCAGATTAAAAACATTTACACTTGTTGCCTGATTGTTTTGCGGGCTCCCATTGTTTGATGCTCTAAAAACTCCAATCGGTATGGGTTCTCCAATTTGAAATTGCATTAAACCTTCTTGTGCATTTTTAGATTAAAAATTACATCAATAGGAGAGCTTGTTTTCTTTGTATAATAGCAGAGCTTAATTATTAGTCCCTGTATTAGGTCTGCATCGTAGTCAGGCCCCACCCATCCCTGGTCTTGTACGCTGTCATCAAAAAAGAACTTTTCGCCAAACTTTGAAATAAGATGGACTCCGCTAGGGTCAAAGATTTCAACGTGGGCATGATCTCCCCACGAGTGACCTTTTAATATAACCTTAACTTTGTCTATTTTGCATGGAAACGGTACCGTGTAGGCAATGTCAGTTCTGCAATATTCGCCATCTGGGCTTTGCATAATTTGCCCAGCAATTCCGTCAGGAGTATATATCAACCCCGTTTTATCCATGAACGGCTTAAGCATTATTGAGGATGGCTCTTGGTATGATCCGCTGCTCATTTTTTAATTACCTTATGAAATTGGCTTATAGGTATATGTTTTGTTTCGTTGCTTTTCTGACTTGCACGTTAAAATAAACGTATTCCTCAGTTACGGAAACGACCTCGTAAAGCAGACCTTTAACATAATACCATTTCTCAGTAAGAGAATCGCCTGTGGAGCAATCAATCTGACTTTCCTGGTAAGTCTTCTTTGAAATCATCTTGAGAAGCAAGTCACCCTGCTTGAGTGTTCCACCTTCCCTGAGATTCATATTGTGGGAAAGATCAACCAAGTAGGGAGTTGGTAGGAGTTGAGTGACGCTATCGCTGGGAGTGCCGGAGCCCCGCTCACTTCCTGACCAAACTCTAGTCAAAATATAAATTGGATGCTTAATTGCGCCCAAGTCGTCCCTGAGCCCAAGAATATCGTTTGTTACCGAAAGAATATCGTCAACGATTCCCATTACCAGCAGACGCGAGAAGAACCACGCGCCCCCTTGCAGTTGTTTGGAATGTCTAGCATGAGGGCCAGCTCATTTTGTAGACGCTTTAACTCCTGGTAAGCAAGCTCGATTGTCCGGTTTGTATCCAGGTGAATGTCGCCAATTTGCTTAACATTACCCTTCATGCTTGCGCCCGAAACGGCTGTTTTTTGGGCCTCAATTTGCCCCAAGAGCTCCTCAGTCCGATCTTCAACGAACTGGCTTAAGCCTTCCAATCTATCATTAAAAATAGAATTGTAATGAGTAGAAGCAGGATCAATGATTTTGGCATTGTGGCACAAAGCAAAAACAATGCGATGCTTTGTCTCTGATGATAGGGCCATTACTCACCCTTTAGTGATGGTCTTCCGCGCTTGGGCTTTTCTTCAACAGCTTTTTCTTCAGCAGGCTGCTCTTTCGATGCTTGCTCAATAAGCATTTTTTCTGCTTTTGTGCGGTCGGCTCCATTCATTGAAGCGAGAACTTTTTGCTTTTCTTGGAGTGCTTTTTTGATTCTATGTCGTGCGTAGTTCATTTCTTTATCCTTTTAAGAGGCGCAGGGGAAAAGGAAATAAACCCCCGCGCCATAAAATGACTTCAATTAAGAAGCCATAACCTCAAGATCAAGGTGCAACCAAGCGTCAACTGTCAGAGTGCCAGTAAGAGCGTGGTCAAGGTACAGTGTCTCGCCAGCTTCAAGAACGATTTCAGGAGCAGCATCAAGGGCAATATGGCCATAAGCCGCAACGCCTGCTTGCGTGTCAACAGCAGAAACGCCTGTAATGTCTGCTGGGGCCTGTGGTACGCCAGCGAGAAGTGCAGACTTCTGAAGCTTTAGAGTCGCATAATTTGAGCCAGAAAGAGGAATCGCGCCAACCGTTACGAGAACGGCAGACTTGACCTTCATCTTCTTGGCAGCGCGAAGAACCGGAAACTTTTTCGATGCGGCGGCTTCAACCGGAACCGCAAGCTGTGGACGATTGTTTTGATTAATCATTTTGATTCTCCATAAAAGTTGGGGAGCCTTTCGACTCCCCATTAGTTCTAGTCAATTGTCGTGATGACTGAAGCAATCTTCTTGTCTTCAGCATTGATCTGGGCGTGGAACGACTTAACCGCATACCACTCGTTACCAGTTACGATAACTTCGCGGGCCAGAATGTCCTTGTCCATGTCCATTTCCATTTCCTGCTTATACATGATCCCGTAAGCGTTTTCCTTACAGATAAGGGCGCGGTAAGCGTCCTTGCCGCCGATCTGAGAACCCAGCTTGGTAACTGTGTCCACGGATACGATGGCCATGCCGAGGAGGCGACCTTCAAAGCCGTCCACCAGGTACATTGGGTCATTCGCGTCTGCCTTCAGGAAGCCAGCGGTGTTGTCGGTCATCAGGCTAAGGGCCTGGAGCGAGTGCATGAAGCACACGGCCGCATCCTTGTGCTGATCGCCAAACGCTGTGACCTTGCCCTTCATCAGGGTGCGCACGTTCATGGTGTCGGCAGCAGCCGTCGCCAGGTAGCCCTGAGTGTGGTTCGAGGTGTTGTCGATTTCAGCGTGGAGCTTCTTATCAACTTTCTCAGCGTGAACGCGAGCAATCTGGCGCATGGCCTCTTGCATGATGCCGTCCTGGGTGTCGGCAGAAGCCTTAAACGCCTTCTTCTTGAAACCTACGGCCTTACCGACCTCGAAGACTGTCGCAAAGAAGCTGTCGTCCTGGAGGCGGTCAACGGAGAGAACGTCAGTTTCTGCTGGCTCCTCAGCATCACCAATGGACTTGTAGTAAGGGAAATTGATCGTCAGGCCTGAGCCCTCGGCTTTAAGCGTGTCATTCTTGACCGCAAAAGCGCCGTAGACCAGCATACGATCAAAGTATGCCTTAATGTGATCGGACCAGACCTTCGGCTGGAATACAAAATCTGAAGACTGTGTGCTCATCTAGAACCTCTTGTTTGTTAAAGTTTTGCGTTTTTCATGAGCTTGTCATACAGAGCGGGATTGGTTTGATACAGCTTCGACTTTGCCGTGATGCTCATGCGGTTGAACTCTTCCTGAGTCACTTCGCCATCCTTAGCCGCCGGAGGCTTCACGCCGTCTTTTGTCGTACTGTTTGCCACGCCTTTTCCGCTTTTGCTCTTGATTCCAGAAATGATTTCGGCAAGCTCGTCCTCAGTCATTTCCTGACCCTCCTCCAAGCTCTCAAGGGCCTTGCCCATTTTGAACTCGAAGAACTCGTAATCATCAGAGCCAATGCCATTCTCAAGCGCGAGCTGGAGCATAGCATTTTTAACCTCTAGGGTTTGTGTAACTTGGCTTAGAACCTTGACCTTCTCACCTGGATCAGTGTCATCTTCCTCTTCGCCAAAAACGCCCTTAAGGCCCTTTTCAAGCTTCTCAAGCCGCTCAGCTAGAGTCTTGTTCTGTGTGCGGTACTTTGCAGCCTCACCACGCAGCTCTTTCAACTCTTTCTGCGCCCACTCGGGAAGCGCACTTTGGTCATTGCTACCTGAGCCCTGACCGCCCTTGCCATCATCCTTCGGCGTAGAGTCACCTGAACCCTCACCAGAACCGCCGCCACCTGTGCCGCCGTCTGTTGCCTCTTCCATCAAAAAATACTTTTTTAAGAACATTTCCTTTTCTCCTTGTTATCGTATCGTGCCTAAATGCTATCAGAATGAAATTTAATTGCAAGTTTATTGCCAGGAATTGCGATATGGAATCAAAATTGCTCGGTCGTTGGGTCGCTCTGGTGGGGCCATAAATACGCGCTTTTTGCCGTTAAACGTGTAAGTGAACGGTTTATCTAGATCGACGATAAGGTTTTCCTTAATTAGCTGCAAAGAATCCTCGCCCGTACGCGCATCTAATGGATGATAAAGCGTCTTTTTTAGGTCTGGGACATACTCGGTCTTGATCTGCTGGAATCCCCTGAGCTTGGAGCTTCCATAAAGACTATGCAATTCCGTGCGCACCAATCGAGCCAAAACCCATTCTTCCTGGTCAACTACCATCTCCAGGTCACTAACTACCTGAGTCCATGACTTCTGCTGAATAAGCCCCTGGGCAAGCTGATTCTCAAATAGTGAGCGCATTTTTGCGTCGTAGGCATCCAGGCTCGATTCATAATTATTGAATAGGAATGTCTCGGGCTCTACTGCCGCCACGATGGCATCCACGTTCACAAGGTTATTGATCCCGTTAAAACGCTTTTCAAGGGCATTTAACTCTCTTGCAGAGTCTTCTGCCGCTTGCTCATTAATCAAGTCGTATGAGTCCCTGGCTTCGCTTCTAATGCGTTCCTTGAGAAAGATAAGCATTGTATCAATCTCGCGTATTGCTTGCTCCAGCTTCGCCTGGGAGTAGGTATTATCTTGGGCCATCAAAAGCTTGATCGTCAGGTCTTTGCGAGCTTGCTTATAAAGCTTAATCATCCGGCGAGCCGATGACATTTGAATGCCCTCAAGCCGAACAGAGTTTCGCTCAAAGATTTTATCTTCTATCATACGTCAAATTTCATTTGCCCTGGGATTTCGGGTTTTTTCCGTTTTTTAAGCTGCTTGTTCAGCATATCCAGGCCCTTTTCGGACTTGGTTCTTTGCTTCATTCTGACGATGCTTTCATACTTCCTGACCGTCTGCCTAGTTTTAGCAGAGCCAACGGACGAAAACGCCCTCACAGCATCACGGCTCTTAAAGCTTCCGGCCTTACCCAGGACTCCGGCAGCTTTCTTAATGCCGACTTTGCTTTTGAAGATTTTAAATGCAAGTCCAGAAACGACCACGCCCGATGCAATGTCGCTTAGGGTCTGTTTGGCATCTTCGTTTTGAGCAAACTTAGATGCTCCGACCGATGCAATACCTCCACCAATTGCTAGGCCAACAGAGAGTAGGCCAAAGCCCCTTCTTGCCAGCGATTTTCCGGTAACGGCAAATCTTGCCGCATCTTTGTATTGGCCAGCGACAACCGACGACGGAACCCTGCCTTTCATCAAGGCAATGCCGCCTCTAATGTTTGCAGATCGCCCGTAAGCCTTCCATGACGTTTTGACCATAGAAGCCGCCTTGACCGCTGCGGCCGATGAAATGGCGGCTCCTGCGGCAACCTGGGCGGCTCCTGTGGCTTGCTTTTTCCGAATCGGGACGATTCGCCCACGAATTCGAACAAAACGAACGTCAGATTCTTTGTTCATTTTTTCTTTTTGTATGGAAGTTTTCCGCCGCCCTTCTTAGGCTTCTTGGTGGTCTTAATTTTTCCATTTTCTTTCTTAAACATTTTTAGTCCTCACTGGAATAATGCGCCCTTTAATTCGGCGAAAAACGATTTTAGGCAATACTGCTGCTGTCGCACCAACGACTGCGCCGCTTACCAGGCCCTCTTTTCCGGCTTGTCTTCTCATGCCAGCTTGGGCAGCACTTGAGGCGGCAAAGCTTCCGGCAGCGGCTCCGATAGCGGTGTATTTAAGAAGATTTTTTAAGCCTTTCATAATGATCCTTAGAAGAACGTACTGAAACGCTGCTGGGTATTAATTAGCTGCTGCTCAAGCTCAATATCCTCAACGCCAAAGTCAAGGCCACGGCTTCCTAGCCATTTTAGCGCAGATTGGCGTGAAATTATATTAGCGTTAGAAGCCTGGACGGCAAGCATTAGGGTCTGCTGCATATCCTGAACGGTCATCTCAAAGATTGGTGGCCATTGCGCGGTAATATCCAGGCTAGACGGCATCCAGCCCTCTGGGGTCTGGTACATTGTCTCATAGCCCTGGGCTTGATAGCTGACAATGACCATCACCATTTTCTGCAAAAGGCTAATCATGCCCTTTTCCATCCACGGTCGAAGCTCATTAATAAGCTCGATCATAGGCCCATGCAGGACTTCCATAGCTTTGCCGGACTGAGCCCCTGCCACCATCTTCTCGGGGTCAAGAAAGACGATCCTGGCGGCGTGTTGGGCAAACTTAAGAATGTCGTCGGAAACGACCTTACCCGATTCAATTCCTGAGCCGGATACTTCCAGATAAGATGCCTTGCCCTCGCGTCCCATTAGCCACGCTTTCGAGCTTGATTTAATCAGGTCGTCAGTTTCGTCTTCTGTGAGCCCTGAAATGGTTAGCTGCGGCTCCATTCCATAGCCGGAGGCGTGAACTCGCTGTGACAGATTGTAATTAATTGCGTCGATGAATCCTTCAATCTGACATACCACGGGCTCATCATTGCCGTCGGGTGAGTGAAGATCGTCGCCCCACTTGAACCATTCGCCCTGAACAAAGCCCAAGTTATGCTCGACGGCTTCGACGACTTGAAACTCCGGCTCTGCATCGGCCTTGTAAATTGGATTATCGAAAAGCGTGTCCGTGGTCTTGGTAAGCTCTTGCTTATACCAGCGGCAAACCATCTTGCCCGTCGCTTGGTCAAATTCGTCTGTTTCGTAAACGTACTTGATTTCCAGGGACTCAAGATTTCCCGCCCCGTCGAATTGCGGATAACAGTAATTTGAATTAAAGTCCTCTAGCCGTAAAATGCCATCCACCATCTTAATGCGGCAAAAAGCTGAAGTATAAGAAACTAAGTCCTTAGCCACCTCCAGCATTTTTGAAGAAAAGCTGACCGACCTTTTGACAATCTCCAGAAAGAATTCTGTCTCAGGGTCTTCGGCAATTTGAAATTTGGGGAAGCTTGATCTTCCAATAAGCTTGGTGGCGACGCGATCTTGAAAGACTTTAGCGAACGGAAAGATGATGGATGGCTTTCTTTTGAGGACGGGAAGGAATGACTCGCCCATTTCACATGACTCTTTCCACTCGGGAAGGTGGTCATACTGCTTGGAATGAATGTGCGAGTAAACCTGATCCAACTTGGGCGAACGGTTTTTGTACTTATTGATTCCATTCTGGGTAACGCCCAAAATGTTGTCGGCGCGCTTCTGGGAACGGCTTTTGCCGAAAAAGCTTGTGCCGTCTGGTCTTGTGTATTGCTTGCCGTTGCCGTTCATATTTATATCCTATATTTCATTTCTTATTTCTGATAGGGATAATTCTTCCTCGAATCCGCTTAAACGTCACTTTGGTCTGCCCAGCGTCTTTCGGTATCTTCGTGACCGCCATGACTGATCCGATATATTTTGGCTTTGCAACGTATTTATTATTAAGCATATCTAAGGCTCTTGCTTTGCTTATCAAGCCAGCCTCTTCCTGGTATTTGCCCATTCCATAGCCAATAAACTTGGTTTTGTGCTTTGCTCTGATTAATACCTGGAACGGGCTCAATACTTCCTGGCCCACAAGGGTAGACGCACCCTTTTTCTGGGCTTGAACCATCGTTTCCTTAAACATCTTAGCAGAAATGCCCATTTTCCTAAATGAGGCATCAACTCCGGTATCTTTTACGAAGGCCCGCTTTGATCCAAAGCTGATAGTGGTATCCATATTACCAACCAGCATACCTTTTAGAAACGCCCTAACTTTAATGGTTTCCTGAAAAGGATGAGTCCTTTCGGTATAGCTCTTGATTCGCCCCAGGGCCCCACCTTTAGACCGGAAAAAGCTTAAAAACCTGAGCTTGGGATTCATTTTTTCCTCAGCTTTTTCAGTGCTTCCTTAATCCCCCGCGAGGCATACCATGAGCCATATTCGTGGCCACCGATTAGGAATCCTCTTTTGCGGTCGATTCTTGAGTAATCTCCTGCCCTCATCAATTCGCGCATTTTTCGGATTGATTCGACGTTTGCCGCCACCTCTCCAATTTCTTTAACTCCAGGCACGGGCTCTGAAACATTGCCTTTTTGCAATATTGGAATGATCCGGCCACGAACGCGCTTAAAAATGAGCTTTTTACTCATGTCAGTAAGCCATATCCTTAATGCCCTCTAAGTGCTGGGCATATTCAATGAATTTGGATTGATTGAACTGCACCTGGTACTTGTGCCAATCGCCGGAAGTCATCTTGTAAACGTATTCAGCGCGCCCACGGTCGATCTTTTTGACTTCGCATGGTGAGATTTCGAGCAATCTTAGGTAGGCGCAAAACTTAATGTTTTTGGTTGCCTGAAATTCAGCGTTCAAAATGGTGCCTCCTGCATTAGGTCGAGTCTTTTATCCTTGGGTACGCGCATGGGAATGAGTCGCCCCCTTACTCGCCTGAAAATAACGTCTTTCCTATCGTATATCTGACCGGATGCTTTTAGAAAGTCCTCGTCTGGCTCTGCGCGCATGAATTTCTCATCAATGCCATTTTCAAGGCGAGAGATGGCCGCCTTTTCTAGTCGCTTAAACCGGATGCCCTTCTTGGAATTCATGACCTTGATGAAGTCCGAGGTGGATGAAATGCCTGCTTCCCTCATGTACTTGGGAAAAGTCGAGTCGCCTGCCGACCTGTGCGCTGATCCGTCGTCATTGAAGACCAGCGTGCTTTTGGTTCGATATGCCGAGGTTATTTCGCGCTTCATATCGCCCAATTCGGCCTGGATAATCTTTCGTGCCTTTGGTGCCTCGTAGTCCGGCAGCTTGTTCGTCGGAACAAAGCGAGCAACTTGCCAGGTTTTAATCTGACCATTGACCATTTTGAATCGAGGTGTAGTTTCGTTCATAGGACTCCGACCTTGTATTTGCTATTTACCAAGCCAAAAAGCATTTCTAACGCATCGGGCCCATCATCGTGAGTGCCTTTCGGGAAGTCATAAAGCTGATTCATGAACTCCTGCCCCAGGGCGCGGTTAAATAGGATTATGCCATGGAATACCTTGGGCTCAAGCGTATAAATTCGCTTTTCCTTGTTTTCGGTCAGGTAAATTTCGTAAAACTTAACGTCAATTGACCGCTTGGTTTCCTGCTCTATTCTTTTTCGTTCTTTAAGAATGTTATCGAGAAGCAATTCGCGGAATAAGTTGGTTTCCACGCCAAACTTATAATAATTGAACCGAGCGTGATTCTCAAATATCTGCTTGATGAAAACACTAGGCGCAACCCTCTTAAGAAAAGCATCGTGAACAAAGAGGCGATTCCTTTGATCTGCGTAACCCGATAGGATTGCGGTGAAGTCAGGCTTTTTGTTGACGGTAACTTTCTTTTGCCCCGTAGAAGGGTCGATTGCCCCGTATGCCGTGAGCATATTCCAAGGAATGAGAGTGTTTGTTTTTTCGATGAATAGCCCATGCTCTTGCTCCTGGTACCACCAAATGTCCTCGGGCGTGAAAACCTTCTCCTCGTCAGAC